TGTTAACAAATTGTTCACAAAAATACAATACGGAGTTCATAATATTTGAGTATACTATAAATGTAATCAAGAAAGGGAAGCGAAAGCGACAAGCTAAGCGTCCAGAAATTAAAGAAAAGGGGAAACAAAAATGAAAATGTATGAATTGCAAAAATTAACAGACCAAATCGAAAAAGACACAAACAGAAAACTTAAATTAATTGGTGAGGTTTTATCAACGGGCAGACCGATTATTCATTTATATTTTAATGATTGGTTAGTTGGTACATTTTTCTTAAATGAATTACGCGAAATATTGATTAGATATAGTTTTTTTATTAACGGGCTTAAATTTGGTAAAAATCCAGTTGAGTTTTAAATTGTCTAATTAAAGTTAAAGGTAGGTAAAATTATGAATAGCACATATACGTTAGAGGTCTACAATAAAGAACACAAACCACTGTTTGTTGTTACTATCAATAGTCCTATTTTGGTTGGCGTTTACTTTTTTAATACTCTAAAAGAATCCAACACTTATATTAATCAAGAAAAAGTGAATTTGTATAACTATGGGTGTGATTTAAAGTATAATTGCGACGGTGTAAGCGATAAAAGATTTAAGGCTGTTATTAAGAATGTTATTGAAAACGACGATATTGCTATCGGAAAAGATGGGCGAACCTATAGCAAAAATATGTTTCCTAACGGAATTTAATACCTTGAAATTAAACCGCCTGAAGAGTCTTTGAAAATTAAGACGAAACATAGTGTTTCACATGAAACATTATGTTGCGGCGTAAACCGAATAATAAAAATGAAAAGAGGAAACAAAAATGAAGTACAGCAAAAACACAAAGTTGAACACAGTTTTGAATCAAATTGAAGAGAATTTATTACAATTTGGTAAAGATGAAATTAAGCGTTATATGAAAGAATATCCCTATGAAACCGATTATAATATTTCACAATACGGCAACATGTTAGTTTATTATTGGGAAATTAGAAAGATGTATATAAATGCAGGCTATAAAACATTCGAAAATAATAAAATATCGGATTCTAAAATGTGGGAAATTTACAAGCGACAAGTTGGATATGTCGCAAGACAAATTATGAAAACTGCCTGATGAGTCTTTGAAAATTAAGACGAAACACCCGAAAGGGTGTTGCAGTAAATGAAAGTGGGTGTAATTATGATATTAAGAATTATGTTAAAAGACGAACGATTTAAAAAAGGATATCGTCAAGTTACAAAAGAGTTTAAAACATATTCTGATTTAACTAACTATTTGCAATTTAATAAAGATAGGATTTACGGACAAGTAAAAAAATACACTGTCCTTGACAAAGGAAAAATTAAAGTGGGTGTTATAAAATGATTGATAATGACATTCATGGAATCAAATATACCTTAGATATACTTAAAACTCATTTCATGAAAAATTGTATAGATAATTGGTGGGAAATAACAAATTTAGAACTAATAGAAAAGCATTTGAATAATATTGAAGATGAAATAAATCGCCTGACGAGTCTTTGAAAATTAAGACGAAACAATGTTTCACATGAAACATTGTAGCGATTCGCAAATATAAAAGAAAAGGAAGTAAGCAAAATGGTAAAATTTACAAGAACATTGACTTATTACAAATTTACTTGTTTAGTCAATGAGGGCGGAGAAGCAAAAGAAAAGGTTTTCAATGTTACAGAAAGTAACGAAAATAAAGCTAGAAAAGAGCTTTTGAAGTCTGTAAACAATTGCTTAGTCATGAAAACCGAGGAAGTTAAAGAAAAAAGGGAAATGACACTTGATGAATTTATCGCAAATTCTCATGTTGTCGAATAATTAAAAGGAGTGTATTAAAATGAGTAACGAATTGCAAATCAAAGAAAATGTATTGGATAATGGTTCACAAACGTTGGTATCATCTTTTAAAATGGATTCTATGGAAGATAGACTTAAAGTTTTAAAAGCAACGAATACACCTGACCACAGAATCAAGGATTTTGTAAATATGGAAATTACAATTAAAGATATTTACATTGAAACTGTAAATGTTTTGCAGGAAGAAAAAGACGAAAACGGAAAGGATATTTACCAGACTTGTCCAAGAACAATTATTGTTGATGACAAGGGCGAAAGTTATGTTGCTGTTTCGTTTGGAGTATTTACAGCAGTAAAAAGAATTGTTGAACTGTTGGGTAATCCTCACGATTGGGAAAAACCTATTAAATTTAAGGTAAAACAAATTACCAAAGGTGATAGAAGCATTTTGACTTTTGAGCCAATAGTAAAATAATTTAGATACTTATATTTTGTGTCGTTTGTAAAATAATATAAAGGCGGATATTGAATCGCTATCCGCCTTTTAAATTAGGTGATTATATGAATAATTTTAGTTATCAATTTAGCAATGATTTAAAATTTTATTTTTCAAATCCACAACAATTAATATATTTTAAGCAAAAAGTAGACAGTAAAAATGTTATATACAATTTGAAATATCGTTATAAAAAACTTTATGGATTAAATATAACTGATGAAATGGCATATTTGTTGTTGTATTCTAAAATAGTTAATGATTTTAAAATAGAATGTTGTGGGGTGATTCTATGCCGAAAAGACGCGGAAAATATAATCAATTTTCAAATGAAATCAATAAACAAGTTAAAAGATATAATGAAAAAATCAAACGAATAAAAAATAAATATCCTGAATTAAAAAATTTATACAAGGATTCATTAAAAAGTAGTGAATTAAAAGATGTAATATTGACAGCGAAAGATTTAAAAAAACTGACTTCTTCAATAGACAAATTATTTATATCCGAAAATATTAAGCCAATAACGACAAAATCGGGAATAACATTGAATAAATGGGCGATAGATGAATATAACAAAGATGTAAAAATTGTAAATAAATTAAAATTAAAAGAATTAGACATTATGTTAAAAACACCATTCAAAGGAACTGAATTTTCATATGCTCAAATGGGTGGTGACATTGGAAATGAATTAAGACCAATTAGCAAAAAATCTAGTGAATACGATAAAATATCAGATTTTAGGAAAATGTTAAAATCTGTACAATTTAGGAGTTTTCCTAGTTATAGTAAATACAGAAACAATTTATATAAAGATAATTTTATAAAATCATTATATCAAGTAGGAAATGAATACATAGATGAATATGGAAATATACAAACGATAGATTTAAAAGACGTTATTTCAAAAATTCCAGCGGAAAAATTTATTGATTTTCTAAGAAATATTGGTGAAGATTTACACTTAATTTTAAACGAAAATTATACAGTTTTGCAACAACGTGAAAGACTAACTGAACTTGTAGAACTAGTCAAAGGATTTGGGGTTGATGTTGTTTAGTGCTGACTTTGAAACTATAACAGACGAAAATGATTGCAGAGTATGGGCATGGGGGATATGTGATATACCTTATACCTTTGCAAATTTTGGTAATAGTATAGAGTCATTTTTTGAACATTTAAAAACATTAAAAGAAAATTCAAAAATATATTTTCACAATCTCAAATTTGACGGTAGTTTTATTTTAAATTATCTATTATCAAATGGTTACACATGGGTAAAAGGAAAACAAGATTTAAAAATGAATACGTTTACTACTATGATATCTGAAGATATAAAATATTACAATATATCTTTTTATGTTAACAAGAAAGTAAAGGTTGATATATACGATAGTTTAAAAATAATTAATTTAACAGTAGAACAGATTGCAAAATCTTTCGGTATGCCGTTTCAAAAAGAAGAAATTGATTATAACGAATATAGAAGCAAAGACCATATAATGACAGAGAAAGAAAAAAGTTATTTATTAAACGATATAAAGATAGTTGCAACAGCATTAGATTATTTCTTTGAACAAAATCTAAAGAAAATGACACAAGGCAGTAATGCTTTATATAACTACAAGCAAATTATAGGTGGTGAAAAACATTTCAGACAATTTTTTCCGCAATTAGACGTTAATATTGATTCAGATATAAGGAAAGCATATAGAGGTGGTTTTACGTATTTAAATCCAAAATTTGCAGGAAAATTAATAAAAGAAAATGGATTTGTTATAGACTATAATAGTCTTTATCCTAGTGTTATGTTAATGAAACCTTTGCCGTATTCACAACCAGTATTTTTTAAAGGAAAATATGAGTATGATAAATATTATCCATTATATATTCAACATTTAAGAGCACAATTTACTGTAAAAAAAGGTCACATTCCAACTATACAATTAAAAAACAATTTATCATTTATAGCGAACGAATACATAACAGACAGCGGTTTTGAATATCCTGATTTATATTTGACAAATGTTGATTTGTGTTTGTTTTATGAACATTACGATGTTTATAATATTGAGTTTATAGACGGTTGGAAGTTCAGAGCACAAAAAGGTATGTTTGATAAATATATAAACAAATGGAGTAAGGTTAAGGTAGAAAGCAAATTGCAAGGAAATAAAGGTATGACACTTATAGCTAAATTATTATTAAATTCATTATACGGAAAGTTTGGAACATCACCAAAAGGAAGAAGTAAAAAACCAGTATTAGAAAACGGAATATTAAAATTTGAAAAGTTAGAGGAAGAAGAACGGAAACCTGTTTATATACCCTGTGCCGTTTTTATTACTGCATGGGCAAGAAATGAAACAATAAGAATGGCACAAAAAATACATGAAACAGGAAAATATATTTACAGTGACACAGATAGCATTCACGCAATAGGTGATATACCAGATTTTATACCATTGGATAATGCAAAATTAGGATATTGGAAACATGAGTTTAACATACGATATTGTAAATATTTACGACAGAAATGCTATGTTGATTATGGAACAGAACCTAACAGTAATAAGTTAGAACGTAATATAACAGTTGCAGGATTGCCAAAATCAGCAAAAAAGTCATTCACAATCAAAAAGTTTAACATAGGTAGTGTATATTCAGGAAAATTACAACCGAAGCAAGTCAAGGGTGGTGTGATATTAAAAACCACAGACTTTACTATTAAAGGAAAGTGAAGTAAAATTCATGTTGACAAACTCAAACAAAAGGAGTATAATGAAAGGAGAGAAAGGGAAAAAGTCATGATATATCAATGTTGGAAACCACGGTGAAGAACCGCCAACATGGATTGTCTAGGTGGTACTAGATATCATTGACTTTTCCCAATCTTGTAAAATGGAATATTTTAATATAAATGATGTTTTATCACACAACAAATTATTTAACTTTATTGTTGGTGAACGTGGAAACGGAAAAACTTATGGTGCATTAGAATACGTTGTAAAACGTTATTTGAAATATGGTGAGGAATTTATATATTTGAGAAGATTTAAAACAGAGATAAAAAAAGTAAATTCTCTGTTTGAACCGTTGAAAATAAATAACCCAAAATGGGAAATAACAGAAAAGAATAAATGTTTTTATATGAATGGTAAGTATATGGGATTTGCTCATGCCTTAACTCAATCTGTTGTACAAGCTAGTGTTGCCACGCCTAAAGTGGGTACAATTATATTTGATGAATTTACCATGAAAGAGGGAACATATCATTATTTAAATAATGAAGTTGAAGATTATTTTTTACATTTTTGGTGTACCGTTGACAGGTTTAGAGGTGTTAAGGTAATTTTTATAAGTAATGCTTATTCTGTAATTAATCCGTATTTCACTTATTTTGGCATAAATTTTGATGAGGGAAATATATGGAAAAATGAGGATATTATAGCGATGAAAACAAACAGCGTTAAATATCGGGAGCAGATAAAACAAACACGTTCGGGTCAACTATTATCTAAAACGAATTACGGAAACTTTGCTTTAGATAATCAGTTTAAATTAGATAGCTATGATTTTATTGCAGAAAAAACTTCAAATGCTAGATACAAGTTTGATATGATTCTTGACGGGTTACAAGTAGGTGTTTGGTTTGATAACGAAAGTGGTTATTATTTTATAACAAATAAATATAGTTGTAATGGAACAAATTCAATTAAATTCGCATTAAGTAATACAGACTTAAAAGGTGCAACAATATTCACTAAAAATGTAAGGGGAATATTCCAGCTTGAAAATTTAGGAAAAATGTATCGCTATGGTAGAGTTTACTTTGAAGATTTGCAAATTAAAAAAGTTTACGAAAGTGTGATATCAAAATGGTAATAAACAGAAGAATGTATAATTATTCTAATCATTATTATGAAATGGGATTCACAATAAAGGAAGTAGGAACTTTCATTCATAAAATATTTGAATTACCATTAACAACTAGTAGAAGAATCGCAGAATATTGTATTTATTGTAAACAAGCTAATAAAGGATTTTGTCCGATTGATGTACAGGAGTTGATAAAATGAAAGATATTTTTTGTTTTTGTTGTGCGTGTGTAAGCAGTGCAATTTTATATCTGGTAGGTGACATAACAATGCCTTTCATAATTCTATTAATATTTATGTGTACTGATTACATAACAGGATTAATATTATCAGGCATATTTAAAAAATCAAAGAAAACAGAATCAGGTGGTTTATCATCTGAAATTGGATTCAAAGGTTTGATTAAAAAAGTTTGTATTATAATTTGTGTGATAGTCGCTAATATGTTAGACTATATGTTAAAAACAAATTATATTAGAAATGTTGTTATAATTTCATTCATTACAAACGAAGTCATTAGCATTATTGAAAACTTAGGATTAATCGGTGTAAAAATTCCTAAAGTTATCACAAATGCTATTGATATATTAAAAGGAAAAGAGGAAGATGAAAATGCAAAGATTGGGGATTGATTTATCCGAACATAACGGAGATTTCAAGAGTAGTCGATTAGACGATTTTGAATTTGTTATGATTCGGACAGGTTATGGAAGCATTAACAAGGACAAGCAAGAAGACAAACAAGTTTATAACAATGCCAAAAAATGTATCAAGGCAAAAATACCGTTTGGATTTTATCATTATACATATGCTCTTGATACTAAAATGGCAGAAGCAGAAGCAGATTTTTGTTTATCAATTGTTGACAAAATATCAAATCAAGGGCATAGACCAATGTATCCTATTGCATTTGATATTGAGGATAAAAAACTTGACAAACTAACGATTGCACAGCGTACTGATATTTGTATTGCATTTTGTGACAAAATCGAAAAAGCAGGATATTATGCTGTGATTTATGCAAGTACAAGTTATTTTAAATCTAAATTAGATTTGCAAAGATTAACACGATTTGACAAATGGCTTGCCGATTGGACAAAGAAAAAAGATGAAGATTTGCAAAAAATAATTCCTCATGGAATACGTCAATTTAAGGTTGACAGAAACGAAAACTTAGATTATAATTATGCTTATAAGGATTATCCAGATATTATAGGAAAAATGTATGGAATAAAAAAAGAGTTAAAAGTTGGCAGTGTTGTTAAGGTTCTTAAACCTATTATATATGGAACTAACAAAAAATTCAAACAATATTATGAATACTACGAAGTATTAAGTATTGGGAAAATTAGAAAGAACCGTATCGTAATAGGCAGAGATGGAATTACAACATCTGCAATTGATAAAAAATATTTAGAGGTGATTAAGCAATGACAATCGACGAATTATTCCAAACTATCGCAGAAAAGACTACAAACAACGAAAACATAAGTGTTGAACTAAATGATTTAATGACAAGTGTAAAATCGTTACAAGGAGTAAACACACAACAAGAGCAACAAATAAAGGAATTGCAAGACTATAATTCAAAATTAAAAGACGCTAATAGTAATTTGCTATTATCAAAAGGGTTTGTTTCTAGATTTGAAAAAGAACCAGAACCAGAACCCGAAGAAGATAAACCTAGAAATATTAAAGATTTTATTAAATTTGATTAGGAGTGATTTTTATGGGAGTTAATTTAGAGAATGGTGCGGAAGTAGTAAATACAGTAGTTGAGAATATGTCACCAACATTAAGAGCAAGTATTCCGCAAGCAACAGCAACAAATATTCAAGATGTAGGAAAACCGATTTTGCAGTGGAGTGAATTAGCTAATGCTTTTTACACTACTTTATTTAACCTAATTGGAATGACTTATGTTGAATACAGAAGTTATAAAAACCCACTTTCAATGTTCAAACGTGGTGATTCTATCCTAGGCAGTGATGTAAGAGAGATTGCGATTAATTTGCAGACGGAAAAAGACTACGATGTAAGCGGTAGTAGACTTTTGACAAATGAAGCACCAGATTTGAAAGTTGCTTATTATAGGGTAAATCGTCAAAAAGATTTTGAAGTTACAAATATTGAAAGTGAATTGCAAATGGCATTTTCTAGTTGGGATAACTTTGGTACGCTTGTTAGCAGAATTGTTGATAACCTTTATAGGTCAAACGAAGTTGCAGAGTACGAATGGACAAAGGGCACTATTTCAACTGCTATTAATGACGGACATTTAACTACAAAACAGCTTGCAATGCCTACTGATTCCGCAACTGCAAATGCATTTGTTAAGGCTGTCAAAACATTATCAGATAAATTTACTTTTTTCTCTACTGAATATAATGCTTATAACAAAATGGCAACAAGCGATACTAAAAAATTCAAAACCTTTACACCTAAAGAGCAACAAGTTTTGATTGCAACCCCTGAAGTAATGGCAAGTATTGATGTAGATAGTTTGGCAACCGCTTTTAATCTGTCTAAAGTTGAATTTATGGGTAGAACAATTGTTGTCGATGATTTTGGTGGAACAGAAGAAGAACCAATAACTGCATATGCAATGTTGTGTGATTCAGCATTTATTAAAATTTGGGATAAAACAAAGTATTTCAATACATTCGTAAATCCTGCTAACATGAGTGCAAAACACTTCTTCCATGTATGGCAAACTTATGGATATAGTCCATTTGCAAACGCTGTTTTATTCAAACCTGCTCAATAGTTTATGAAAGGAGATACGGAACATGACTTTTACACCAAATTCAAAGGTGCGGTTATGTTCCGTTCCTTTTAGCGATTATACCAATGTGTTAAGTTTTGGCAGTGATGATGAAGCTAGAGCAAATTATTTTATCAGTAAAACTGTTTATAACTTAACCGATGTTAATGGTTATAGTTACGTTAAAGGGAGCGGTGCTATCCGTGTAAACAAAAACAAAGAATCATTATATAATGTTAATTATATGATGTATCGTAATGATAATTTCGGGAGTAAATGGTTTTATGCTTTTGTTGATTCACTTGAATATATTAATGCAAATGTAACAGAAATTAGATTCAGCACAGATGTATGGCAAACATGGGAAAGTGCGTTAAACTTTCACGAATCATTTATAGTTAGACAGCATATTCCAAAAAATGAGGACACAATTGGAGCGAATCTACAACCAGAGGGATTTACAAATTTACGGTATGTTGAAGAAAAGGCAAAAAGATACGATTTAGGCGAAAAAGGTTTAATATTTATCGTTGCTTGTGTAACTTTTTGGAATGGTAGCGAATTTGTAAAACAATGTAAAACTAAATCAATAGACGGTGTATATTCTGGATTATATTATGTCCCATTCTATTCTTCTGATTCTCTAATATCATTTGTTAATAAATATTTAGTAGCAGAAGCTAACCACTCTAAGGAAATAATAATGATTTATGCAGTAGCTAAAGAATTTATTGGAGAAAATAATGTAAACTTTAGAGAGGGTGTTCCATTAGGATATAATCCGAATAGTGATTCCACAGATAGTTATACATGGACATCGTTTTCATATCATGACGGAACAAACAAATTAACAAAAATTGATATACAACCAGACCCTAGTGCTTCACCACATTATGTTACACCGAATAATAAGAAACTTTTAACATTTCCATTTACTAAAATAGTTGTGACTAACAATAACGGAAGTTCGGTAACATATAGACAAGAATTTTTTGATGATATAGACGAATATACAACAGGTGATTTAATGGCATTTGTTATTAGTGCAACACCATTAGCACCGTCATGTGCTATATGCTATCCATACAATTATAGATTAGGCAATGAAACAGAGGGATTAATTTTAAATGGATATCCGCAATGTTCATGGGTGAGTGACACTTATCAACAATGGCTAGCATTAAATCAAAATACATTAAAATATCAACAATGGACACCAATTATAAATTTAGGTGTTTCAAATTTCAATAACATGATATCATCAGCGACAGGCGGAGCAAGTAGTTATAGTTCATCAGCAGGACAAATAGACAGTGCAAGAACTACTCAAGGACAATTTTCTGGAATAGCCGGTGCAATCGCTAATAGAATATCATCATTAGGAACGCAAATTAATAACAGTGTCAATAATGTTGTATCAACAGGAGAACAAATTTGGAATTTCTATGCTAAAAAAGCTGATATGGCATTACAACCTAATCAAGCAAATGGGACATACAACAGTGCAAACATAATGCTATCATTAGAAAAACTTTGCTTTACTGTATGTTATTATCGTTTATCATACGAACAATTTAAACAAATAGACAATTATTTTGATAAATTCGGTTATGCTATAAACGATTTTAAATCTGTTAACTATAATAACCGTTCAAATTATGATTATATCGAAACTTCACAAGTTATAATTGATGGTGACGTACCCGAGGACGATATGAACGCAATTAAAAATATGTTTAATAGTGGTGTTAGAATATGGCATAATACAACAAACTTCTTAAACTTTAATGTTGCTAATAATTAAGGTGGTGATAATATGGGAAAACGTAAACCATGGGATACTAATTTGTGTGGGTATAAAAACAACACAGCTTTTATGATGTACTATTCATATCTTGCAAATTTGCTATTGTCTAGGTATGAATGGAAAAATTTACCCGAATCAATGAACGAACGTTTCATAGAATTGTGTTTGTTCGAAGATGGAAAAGCAGTATTTGTAAATGATGATTTGTATGGAATGCTGAATTTAAGATATTCCGAATCGAATACATTAAATATCTATCAAGAGCCAGAAGAAATAAATGCATATTCTCTTGACTATCACAAAACATATAAACTACAAGATGTTGCACTGATTTACAACAATTATACCAAAATGCCAGACTTAGGAATTGTCTGTGAGTATGCTCTTAGGTTATATGATATCAGAAGAACCATAGATGTAAATACTAGAGTACAAAAAACACCATTACTAATACTGTGCCCTGATAATAAAAAGTTGACACTGAAAAATATCTATATGCAATATGACGGTAATGAGCCAGCTATATATGGATATAAAGACACATTCAATGACACTGAATTTAAAGTGTTAAAAACAGACGCACCATTTTTGGGTAATGATTTGACTTTATTATTTAATAAGGTTCTTGACGAATTTCTAACAAGGTATGGTATCAACAATGCTAATACAGACAAACGGGAAAGACTAATTACAGACGAAGTAAATGCAAACAATCAGTTGGTACAATTATGTGGTGATACAGGTTTGTTGTGCCGTAAACAGGCTTGCGAAAAATTCAACAAACTATATGGCACAAATATAGAAGTTGAACTAAGACAAAAGCCAGTTGAATATAGTGCCGAGGTGATTCAAAATGAGCAGATATACGATTGAACTTAGGTATTTAATTGAGGGTAACTATGATTTAGGTTTAAAAGATTATCCTATATTTGATGAACCATACAGAGAACAATTGAACAACAAAATAATTCAACATTATTATTTTCGTGAAATAGGGTTTGAAACAGAAGCATTATTTAAGAACAGATTAAACCAAAAAATGAATGAAATAATGCCATACTACAATCAAATGTATGAATCTTCTAAACTAAAAATAGACCCATTATCCACTATTGATTTGGAAGAAGTGTTTAGTAGAAAATCAAAAACTACTGGTGAGGGAACTTCTAGCACGTCTGGAACAGGTAATAATACAAATAATTTCAATAGTACAGATACAACAGATTATGGAAAAATAAGTAAGTTCTCCGATATTGCACAAGCACAAACTACACCTAATGAAATATTAAACGATAAATATTTAACTAGTGCGACAGTAGATGATGGTCAAGATAAAAATACAAATACAGGAACAAATACATCGCAAACAGAATCTACAACAAGCGGAACAAGTACAGACAAAAGGAATTTAGATGAGGACACTACATTAACAAGAAAAGGAAATAATGGTACTGCAAGCGAAAGCGAATTATTAAATATGTATCGTGAAACATTTTTAAATATTGACATGATGATTATTGATGATTTAGACGAACTATTTTTAGGAATTTGGTAAGGAGTGTATTAAAATGATTGATTTTACAAAAGTACCTAATATTCACTATTGGACACAAAGGGTTTTACCTTGTGTGTTTGATGAGAGTTTATCTTATGTAGAAAAGATTAATAAACTAGAGGAAGAATTTAATAATTTAATAAATGATTATAACGATTTTGGTCAAAATGTTGTAACGGAAATAAATACATTTGAAGAAGAAACAACAAATCAAATTAATACATTTATTCAACAAGTAACAAATGAAATTAATACCTTTAAATCAGACATTACAAATCAATTGAATACATTTGAAACAACAATAACAAACAAGCAAAACGCTTTTGAAACTAGAATTTTGGAATTAACGCAAGAATTTGAAACAACTATTAACAACGATATTGCTACATTCAAACAAACAATAACAACACAACAAGAACAATTTGAAACTAGAGTAAACAACGATATTAATACTATGCAGGAAGTTGTAAACGAAATTCCTAATACTGTGACAACACAAGTTAATGCAATAACCCAGCCATGGCTTGTGGCAAATGTTCCTGCAATGGTTGAATCAAGTGTTGCTAACAATGTAAACAAATTTTTTGATGTTGACAGTCTAATATATGTAACACATGATGAATCTATCAAGGATTTAAATAACTGGACTACAACGGGCATATATTATGGTACATCACTTTCAACATTAAGTAATTACCCTGCTAATATTGTATCAGGAGATATGTATTGGTGTTTCGTAGGACATACTGGTACTAAAACTGTTGAAAGAACTATTCAACAAACTTTATATTTAAACGATGGAAGTTGTTTCACTAGGACATATGTAAATACTAGTAAGGAATGGGATTTATGGCGTAGAGTTAGTAGTACATATAGGCAGATAGATTACAATGCTGAAATTGATTTTAATACATTCTTTTTTACCCCGACTAATTATGGTTTATATGATACATGGATAGGTGTTTATGAATCATCTAAATGGAGCAATGTACCTAGCGATTTAGTAATTGGTGACGTTGTAATAGTAAATATATATAGTTATATTATTATTGGAGTTTTATATGTAACACAAGTTATCACTAAAATCGCGTCTAATGCAAATAATAATAATAATATAGGTAAAATTTGGACCAGAAAAAGGTTCGGTAGTGTATGGAATGATTGGACTGGAATTAATAATGAAAATCTAATAATAAATAAAACATCGACTGGTATTAATGCTAACTCATTAGAGGGAAATATTATAGTAACATGCGATTCGGATTCTGGTGCTGTAAATACAAATTTACCTAATTCATATTTAACAAATGGGCATTACTATATACAAACTATTAAAAATTCAAGTACAGAAATATTACAGTATTTATATAACACTGGAGATTATGGTGCTAATATTTATTCACGTCAAAAGAACGGAAGTTCATGGAGCGTGTGGAGAGCCATTGCACCGAATGTGCGATATGAAGAAACAACAAATTTTACATTGTCAGGTGCTAATCCATCATATGAAAATTACTATCCAACGACTATCTCAACAATTGGATTGCCAGATGAAAATATTTTCGGTGGTTTTGAAGTACAAGCAATTGTAAATATAGATGGTAAATCAAGCAATCCAACACCGATGTTATATAATGCTAATTTGGTTTATAATGCTAATTCACCTAATGTAATAACGATAGGTTTTAAAGTGTTTGATTATGAATCTCAAGCAGGAAAATTTTATGTAAAATTTA